TTCATGTCCATAGCGCTAGAAGAACCTACCATTTTTGTATTGGGACCTCTATGAATAAGTCGTTGGATTTCAGAAACACCCAATGCGTAATTATAGTACCATAAATTAGATATATATCCTGAAAATCCTCCATTCATAGCTACATAAACGTCTCCGTAATTCTGTTTAGGAACGCCGTGTAATATATGACTTTTAGCGATTAATCCATTTACATAGACGTCTAAATTCGTATTTTCACATCGTATAATGACATTGATCCATTTATTCAAAGGAATATCAGATATTAAAATTTCTTCGTTAATAACGCTAAATGTATTCATAATGACAACCAAATCATTCGTGTTCGGAGTAATGTAAAGACCAGGAGCATTATTCGGAAAATTCAGTCCAGTATCTTGGATATTGTCATTACCTTTATAAAATACGCATTTGTATTTACTTGAATTATAGGTTAGATCGTCAATAAAAATCCAAACTGACCAAGTAAATTCAATGCCGTCTGAAGCGTTTACAGAACGATTTATTGTAATAGAATTATCCAACGACGGGTCTTGAGTTATTACCAACAATTGTTTAGCATCAACCATACCATTGATTATTTTAGGAGAACCAGCAGATTTGCTAGAAAATAATCCTAAAATATATATTCCTGCGCGTAATAAAATAATATACAGAAATACTACTAGCAAGAGAAATGCTATTTTAGCTATTAAACTATTTGACTGGAAAAAATCATTTGTTGAACTGGCTACTTGATTCGTTGTTGAAGAAAATTGCTTAAACATTGTTCCTGTTCCTGTATTTGAATTATTCATGTTATATATATAATATAAAAAAATTCCGTCTTTTACAAAATCAACCTTTGGGAAAGGTTGAGCCAAAAATTCTGGACATTCCTAAACGTCTACCCAGTTTTTTATATTTAAGATGTAAATATAAATAAAAAAATAAAATTTGTGCATATCTAGGATAAACATAATATGGGGCGATTCGCTTAGGAAAAGTGGATTTAAAACTGAAAACTCGTATCCTCTGTTTCTCCTTCCATTAACGATACTTTTACAGAGTATTTCCCCAAATTACCTAACATGCTTCCTCCATATCCTTTTTTGTAAATATTCCAAGCTTTTTGCGGATCGCAAGAATCTGACCAATATTGAAACATAGACGTCCATCCAGAAAACCCGCCATTCGGAGTCACGTAAACATTTGAAGAAGAATCTATTTTCGCTACTCCTGGTAAAACACACGTACGAACTAATTTTCCGTCGATATATATATCTAAAGATCGTCCGTACCCACTAACAATTAAATTCACCCATTTTTGCAAGGGAATATTGCCAACATTGCAGTCATGGACAATGGAATTGGTTGTAGAAACAGGAGCAGGAGAACTTGAAGTGGACGAGGTAATGTCTGACACAGAATCTGTTCCTGGATAAACTTGTAGAGAAATAAGTAAATTGTTCTGAGAAGCGCCTAAAACTACAGTTGGGCAAGGACCTTCGCCTCCTGCCATCCTACCAAATACAACTTTGGGTTCTCCGTAACGATAATTCCAGTCGTCTATAAAAAACCAAATGGAATAACAGAAATTACTTGTGCTAGAAGATGTATTAGAAGTGTCTAAACTAGACGCAGAAATAGTTTGCATTGTTTTTGCACTCGTTAAACCAGATAATGTGTTTGAGTCTTTCATGACATACCTGATAACTATATAAAGTAATAAAATAATAAATACAATTAAAAGTATGTTTTTAAGTTCCATTATATATTATACATCTAGAAATTATCTATATTTTTCTAAAATATTGTCTTATATTGGAATAATGGTTTTATCGTTTTCAGGCAAAGAAGGCGGGTTTTTATCTTTCATTAAATTATATAAACTTTTAATTTTAAAAATATCCAGCGGGGTTTTAAAATAAGTGACGTTTGAAATTCCGCCAATGATACCCTTACTATCTCCGGCAATTAAAGTATCGTACGTTAGATAAGGAACAACTTCAATCGCTGACTTAACCAATTCTCCGTTGTAAAATATATCTAAAGTTCCGCCACTATAATTAAATATTATATTATTCCATTTTTGCAAGAGAACGTCTTTTTTCGTATAAATAATTCGTTTCCCAAACTCGTCGTGTTCATTTAAAATTGGAACATCTTTAACTTTATTTATCACCTTTTTAATGACAGATTGGATGGTTGATATTTGGTCGTCGTTAGCTTCTGACATTTTATCCTCTAATTTATGTGTAATATCTACAAGAGATATAGGTTTTTCAAGATCTTGTGAAACGGTAATTAGAATTGTATTCGTTAAAGCATTATAACGTATGCTTGGATTATCGCCATAACTTAAAATATTCGTATATTTTGCATAATTTGCATTGGTATTCAGTGGCATAGCGTCAATAAACATCCAAAAAGACAATGCGTAGTTATAATTGTACTCATCTCCGTCGTTCAATGTTTGATATGTTGCAATTGTATATTCTGTGTCTAAAGATACTGGTTGGTTTATAAGCTGTTTACCTCCCTGCGTATAAATGGATCTGGTAATCGCGGGATATATAAAATACAACCCAAATAAAACAACTTCAATGCACAGCAAAACAACTATTGGTTTTGTAGTCTGGTGGTATTCTTTGATAGCCAGTTCAATAAGGTTCACAAATAAACACGGAATGTAAAATATACTATATAAAATAACACGGCCTAATGGCGATTTTGTTATGTCGGTCATCGTAAACAGTTTATAAATAACAGACAGCATGACAAAAACCAATAGGAAATTGATAATAAAACTGCCTATATTGCTAGTGTTTGGTTTATTAGAAAATAGTCCCATTAACCACATAACAAATATGATTAAGCCGGCGGATAGTAAGAAAGCAAAAGACACGAAAAAAATATTAGATGCTAAATTTTTAGGGACATTCATGGAATTCGGGTTTTTAAATAAGTAATTGTAGAATACAATCATTGTTATCAAAAACATTCCTAGGAACAAAGCTATAAAAATAGTTGGTCCAGTATAGAGTCCATCTGGTTTATAAATAGTTAAAAGAATGATAGCAATTATAAAAATAACAAAAGCTATTATATACCGTGTTCTTAAAGATTTTGAGTCTTGATTTGTATTGTTTGTATTGTTATTTATTGTCATATTATATAACAATACAATATTTCTACATATTTTCCATTGCTGTTTTTTTTCCATGGCATTCTCTACAAAGAGCTACTAAATTAGTTACATCATTACCGCCTCCGTGTTCTAATCGTATTTTATGGTCTACTTCAAACCACGCGTTCAATCTTTTTCCACAATCTCCGCATTTCCAATCTTGGTTGGACGCTATATATTTTTTCTTTGTTTCGCTGACAGATCGCTTTGTTCCTTTATGACCCGAATTCAGAATACGTCTTTCTTGAGTATTCAAATCGTATTCTGGATCTAATTCAGAATGAAACGATTCCATAAAACTGTTTTTATTATTTGTGAAATCAAAAATAGGACTGATCATATCCATAGACGTTTTATCAATGGGCATATATTTTACCGCATTGTTAGCATATAGTAATAAATTTTTAGATTGTAATGGGTTTCGCTTTATCATAAGGTATAACGATATTCCTACTAATGTAATTGTTCCCATTTGAATATATTTTTTCCAAGATACAAAAAATTTGCTGTATTTTCCATCGTGGTATGAATTGTATACTAAAAATGCAGTAATGCCAAATATAATCAATTCTAATTTCATACAATAAATATATATTATATTTTACAATATGTTAGAATTACGAATTGCACGCCTATTTTGGATTATTTTTAAGCGGACATTCCATATTTGTTATGTTTATCTAGAATAAACATAACAAATCTGAGACGCCCGTTTAGGAATCATAATCTCATTCTAAAATACAGCCAGAAAAATCGGATTAGTCTTTTGAATCTTTGCTTAATTATATATTTTTTTTGGTTACACACCGAAAACAATTATCGCGAATTTTTGGAACCGTGCATTTTTTCACACACCGTCCAGACGGATTTAATTCTTTGGACTCATTACAAATTTTTTGCACCTTATTTATATTTTTACGCGTCATTGATATTGATTTAATACACCGAAAACAGTTGTCGCGAATCATATAAGGTTTGCATTTTTTCACACAACGAGTTGTTAAAGGGTTTTTTTCTTTCGATTCAACGCATTTTTTTCTTGTTAGTTTTTTGCTAGGTTTGTTTGGGGTCTTTACACACCGAAATTGGGCATTTCTTGTTTTTGGAGAAATACATTTGTTAACGCATCGTTTTGATAGAGGATTCACTTCTTTGCTAGAATCTTTACAAAGAGTTGGACTAGGAACTTCAAACGCGTCTTTGTCGGCATATTCTTCTAATTCAGGGGTCAAATTCAACGGATCCATTGACGTGCTTGCAATAGATACAAATTCAGGTACGTTATGGATACTATCTATTATTTCTCGGTTTTTTATTTTTTTATTTAATGCATGTAACACGCCAGTTTCTAACAAAATTTGTTCGTAAATATCCATAATTTTATCTATGGAAACAGCGCGTAACTCAAAATTAAAATTATACATGTCTTCAAACAAATTAGCGGTTTTTCTATAAAAATCTGCAGAAATCGCATTTATTAAAAAACATTGATTTAAAACAAATTTTAACGTAAACCCAAGACCGTAAATGTCTATTGAATCTACTGTTCGATCTATTACCGTTTTATAAGAGTGTTTACCAATATAACTATTATAAGATTCAAAAAAGGTATTTAAATCGTTATATTTTTTAGAGTTATCTTCATATTCTTGTAAATAAATATAAGAAAAAAATAATTTAAAGCTATTCGGGTTCTTGATAAAAATATTTAGTTCGTTAGATTCGGGGTTAGATGTGAGAATTTTTTTACAAAAGGTTTCTTTGAATAACTGTTTATTAGATAAGTTATAATAGTTAAAATAATCTTTGTTTAAAAACCCATTATCTATTGGATAAGACCAATGAAAATTAGCTGAATAATTTGTACTAAGATTAGATCTAGTTATGATATTTGTTTTTGTGCTCATTAACCCAAAATCAATAAACATGAACTTTTTTGTTTCGGGATTAAACACAATATTTTGCGGTTTTAAGTCATAATGAACAATGTCGTGCTTTTTAAAAAAACGAATACCCTTTAATAAATTATACACCTCTAACCAAAATATAAATTTATTGGACTCTTTTTCCATATAATTTTTTAAATAGTGTTTACAAAAATAGCTTAAGTCATACCCTCCGCTTTTTTGAATGAGCAGACGATAATTATTCGGCTGTTTTATTATATTATCAACATCAATCCGCATACAGTCTTCTACATCTTCTTCAAATGAAGGATCTTTTATATTTGGTTCACAAATAATCGGGGTTCCCAAATGATATTCGTTTTTTTTGTCTAGATTAGAAATAAATACAAACTCTCTTAATTCTTTTTCAGCATTTTTAGTTTTCATCAATTTTGATATGTATTTGTCATAATCCAATTTGATATTTTCCTTACAATGTAAACTTGGCTGATGAATACAGCCATAGGATCCTTGTCCTATTACTTTACGCCGTGACATATAATATGATATTATATTTGTTTTTTACAAAAAAAAGTATTACCTTAAAATTAGATATCAAGACTTACTGTATTTCTATCGGATTTTTGACGTCTCTTACTTCTTTTTGGGACATTTCCGTCGCTTTGGATATCTTTTAAATCATTGATGCTGATGGTACTGCTGTCATTCGTCTGAGGAGATTCTTGAATATTGATTGTCTTGGTTTTAAGACCAGATAAAATATCGTTTATATCGCTAGGACCCTTCATGTCGGGGCGACGACTTCGTTCTGCGGATTGTGGACCAGGACCGCTTGGAATAAAGTTGTTTTCCTTAATATTAATACCGTCGTCTACAAAATTATTACGAGCCATAGTTATATCTGGACGATTGGCGTATATATTATTTCCACCTCTTCCTTGCGGAGGAGGACTTGAATTGGGACCTTGTGTAGCCATAGCAGGAGGAGGTCCGCGTCCTTTCGGAATCGCAGTTTCATCTGGATTCATGAGACCGCCCATAAATCCCGAAAATCCAGGACTTGTTTGGTTCATGGAATTCACCGCCGCGCTTTGGAAAGAACGCATCAAATCGGGATTTTGACGCAAAATATCATCCATTCCAGGCATAGCTGATTTAAACATGGTATTTGTCATATGCACCATGACGGCGCTACCTCCAAGTTGAAACAAAAGTTTTAATTCGGGAGCCATGGATGCTTTGCTTTTGTATTTTTCATAGAGTTCTCCGAAAATATCATCATAATCATTAATATTTTCGTTCAATTGTTCTCCCCAACCATCCAAATTAATATCAAATGGATCAAACCGGTTGTTTAGAAATTCAATTCCATTAATAATAGCCATCATCATATTTCCTTGAAATTTCACCGAATTCTGTCTCGTTTTTTCGTCCATGATCATTTCATATTCGCCTTGCATTTCAGCAAGCGATGAATCCATGGTATACTTTTTGGTTAATTCCACTCCTTTTTTTTCCAACGCTTCTAGCTTTCGTAAATATTTGAACTTTTCTCTTAACAATTCTTCTTTTGACAATTGAGGATGCGATGAAACGTTTTTATCGGGGTTGATTGGAATGTTATTGAACTTACCATATCCGTCCCACGTTTTAGGATCTTCTGCGGTTTCTGCAGTTGAAATACCTATATTGTTTGAATTAGACGATTCGTCAAATCTAACAGACGGCTTATCAAACCCAAATTTGCTAAACATTCCTGAATTTAAATCGCGCGGAACTGACGGCTCATTATTTGCTAAATCGTTTAATTCATTTTCTAAATTATTTAGATCTTCAATATCAATGTCGCTCGGTGCATGAAAATCCTTCTTTTTATCATTCATTAATAATTCAATTCCGCCTCCAAAATTAGTTGATTTTAATCCCGTGTTTGTAGAATGAGAATCGTCTAAATTATCAAAATTTAAAGAAATGTCAATAATTTCAGAGTTCATAATACTATGATAAACCTAGAACATTTAATTTTAAGTATTACGAATCATTAAATATATATTTTGTAAATAAATATTAAAAGTACAATAATTACTATGTACCATATTTTTATTTAAAATGTAAATAAAAATAAAAGATGTGACCCTCTTAAGATACTATATATAAAATTAATTGTACAGAAACTATTCCAGATACAATTACACCCAAATTAATAATTCCTAACCTACTAGCTTTGTAAGCAAAGAAATTGTAAATAGGATATTCGCAAGAATGAATACTCCCAGCAGAACCGCCATCAGTGCCATTAGATCCAGGTGTAGTCATTTATATAACACAATATTATATTTTCTAAAACTTTCTAAATATCTACCCCTGATTTTTTATTTATATATAAATATAAATAAAATTTGTGATGTATATCTAGTATAAAAAGATAATAACACATATGGGAGGATCGCTTAAGATGTTATATTTCCTAAAACTATAATTTATTCTTTATATACCACAGCCCTTGTAAAAAACAGTCTGATAAGTCATCTTTTTTTTTATGAGTTTGGATAAAAGTAGCCCAATTTGCATACTGAAAATTACAAGAAACTATTTCTATGCATGTCTTAATACCTAGATTTTTACGTTGTTTATAGTTCAATTTTTCTTCGGTTTCTTTTATAAATTCCTTCAGCTTATTGCTAGAACTAATAAATTCTATTTTTATATGGTTATTTTTCATAATAAAATATTGAGCAAGCATTCCTTGAAGTGTTTTCATTTTGTTAGCAAGAGGACCGATTTGGTTTTCAATAATAATAGTTTCAACCGTATCTAGATGGTCTTTGAATAATATATCAAATTTATGCTGAATATTTTTTCCAATAGTAACAAGATCTACCTTATTTGCGTTTGTCTTAATAATGAATTCAAGGCAATTTTTTACAGAATAATCGTGTATGATATTAATTAACTCCAGCTTCTTGCACGGTTTTTCATATGTTATGTTATGCTTGTTAGCTATTTCAATTAAACTTTGGATTTTTTGTTTATTTAGAAACGGCAATTTGAACTCGGAAGTTGGTAATAAATAGGTTGTTTTCTTGGAATGTTTTACACAATAGCATTTAGAATCTTTGGTAAATTTTGCAGGTTTACCGCAAACAGTATTTTTTTCTATTTCTACACATTTGCTTTCATATTTTTCCGTCAAGTCTATATTATCCCAAGCTACAATATCATGACTAGATTCAATATGTTTGTTAAATAAACAAAAAGATAAATTTTTTATTCCTACATCAATACTTATAAATTTCATTGTACAGAATATACATAATAAATTATTAAGTCGTTATGTAAATACAAATCATGCAAATCACGATATTCAATAGTTCGTAGAAATAGAAGGAGCAATCATTCGCGCATTCAATTGTTCCCGAGTTAAATAAAATTGTTTCAAATCGCTATTGTAGCCATAGGGTTTACTTTGGTCGTGGGTAGAACTGAATACAAACGGCACATTGCTAGAGGGTTGGGTATTTACATAAGTATTTGGATTGTTTCCAGAAGCATTTGTTGCTTCTAAATAATTAAATTTCATAATATTAGTTGCATTATTTTGCAAGAATTGACGATATTGCCAATTTGTCTTAATCCCTTCTTGCTTTCGTATTTTGTTATTTACCACGGCTTCAGGTTGCCAGCTTGCGTAATTTCTTCCGTCGCTCATAATGGGAGGCATATTGTTGTATTTATTATTGAACCCTAAAGACATACTATATTATTAGATAAAAATTAAGCATTTAAAAGCAAATTTACGATTTCAATCTTTTTCATTTTAGATACATCTACAGATATTCCCTTTTCAATAACAACGTTCCTTAATTTTTGTATAGTCATTTTTTTATAATCTGTAACATCTGCGTCTGTATTATCTAAATCATTAATATTTAAAGATTTTAAAAAGTGAAGGTCTGTATTGTTAGATATTATTTCTTCTAAATGAATTGTTTTCGTTATATCCTGAGAGGTATCTTGAATATCATTAGAATTTAACAACAATATCTCTTCTGGAAAATCGTCTTCGTCATTCTCCAATTCTGTAATTACTCCACCAATATCTAAAATCGTATGAGTCGGTTGATCTAATTGTATGAACATGCTTTCGTGTTCTATATAATCTTCTTCACTTTCGTCGTCATCGCTGTCGTCTTCTTCAGATTCAGATTCGGATTCGGATTCGGATTCGTCGGATACTTCAATTAATTTTTTTGTATTTTGGGTTGCAAAAAAAGTATTTATACTTCCGCCTGCAGAATTGCTATTTATTTGAGGAGCTATTTTATTTCTA